TAGAAGCTTGGATTCCGCGCTCGATATTTCGCCACTCAATACGCTCTGACCGCTTAGAAGCTTGGATTCCGCGCTCGATATTTCGCCACTCAATACGCTCTGACCGCTTAGAAGCTTGGATTCTGTGTTAAATAAAGCAGCATTAATAGCCGATTTTATTTGAGAAACAGCGGCTGACAATAAAACGCTAATTGAATTCGCAATTCCTGAAACATTATTGTCAATAACATCAAGTTTCTTATTAAATTGATATCCCAACTCTTTAATTAAAACGTTGTTATGTTTTACTGATTTATAAACGCTGTCTATGGTTCCTCGTGTATAAAATTGTTCATCGTTAATTTTTTTTATTATTTTTTTAATCATTTCTTCATAAGAAACTTCTATACTATTATTAATTGAATTAATAACCGTTAAATATGACTCTTCCAATTGAAGATCGATTTGAGTCGCCGGAACGGAATTTCTTGAAGCGTTTACATAAGAAACGTTGTTATTAGTAAGGGGAATTGAAAACATGTTATTTAATAAATTCACCGTTCGGTCTTCTGACTCTAATACTTTCGCAGAAACTGAATCTGTTATCCTTGATTCTAGTCCGTATAATAAATTATATATTTTGTTAGAATCCACTGTTGCGTTATTGATACTAGAGCTAACATATACCGATTGATGAAACAAACTTTTTCCACCTGGATTAGAAGAAAACGCCGATATATTATTTGAAAACATAACAATATATATATTCATTATATATATTGTTATGAGCTCTTACGATTTTGATATTAATAATTATACCGATATAGAATTATTCCAGTTTTTTGGGATACCTCAAAATTCAACAAGAGAATCTATTATTTCGCATATTTGCTCGATTGTCAATGGAATTCAACATCCAAAAAATGATACCGAACGAGATTTTCTTTTATTCTTAGAGAGCGCCAAAACAAAACTCACGAATTACGCAAAGCGAAATCCGCCAATTCAATTGAAGCCCACTAATTATGATATTATACAAAGTCAATCGGTTATTCAAGAACCCAATCATAGTGTAACCGCTCAAAAAGTTGTTCCCATAGTAAATACCAATGAATATAATTATCCAGTGGGTGTTATCAACCCCATCGAAAAGCGCGTTGTTACTAAAATCATCAACGTCGATAGTTTATTCCGGGAAAACTACGACGCGACGAATTCCACGAATTTCGCATGGGTTCTACCAAATCCATTAAATAATGTGGTTTCTATGAATATAGTTGCCTTGGAACTTCCCAACGTTTGGTATACGGTTTCTAGTAAAAATAACAGCAATAAATTTGTTATTTGGTTATATAATATAAAAGGGCAAATAGACAGAGGTCAATTAATCGAATTGCCCGACGGGAATTATATGGCAGACTCGTTCGCTTTGACGTTGAATAATTATTTCCAAAATGTCAAAAACGGACTAGAATTTTTGGTAGCCGTTATAGATCCGATTACTACAAAAACGACCATTCGCGCGAGGGATTCGACCGTGGATTTGCCGAATTCCCCCTCTCCTTATAATACAAGCGATTCAAGATATTCGCCTAATTTTTATTTCATATTAGCTTTCAATAATTTTGATGTTACGACGCCTCCGGCGCAAGACGCTTCTTCTACCGTTGCCAATTCGAATCTAACTAATTTACAAACCACTCTTGGATGGTTTATGGGATTTCGAAAACCATCTTATATGGTTACTCATATAAATACATTCATTGATAATGTTAGTTTCGCAGGAAAAAGCGCTGTTTATCGCGGGTTTTTACAAAGCGAATCGTCGTATGGTAGTTCATTGCATAATTATGTATTTGTGGAGATCAATGATTATAACAAGAATTTCATTACCGATTCCGTAGTTTCTCTGACCAATCATGCTTATATTGGTAATAATATTATTGCCAGGATTCACATAACCAGTGGATCAAATAACATAGTATTTAATAATACCTCGGATTTGATTTTCAAGATGCGCGAATATCTTGGACCTGTAAACATCAAAAGGCTCGCGATAAGATTGTTGAACAAATTCGGCGAACCGATTGATCTGAATAATAATGATTTTTCGCTGGCTTTAGAATTCAAGATACTGTACTAGCAGGGAACCTTAGCGTGACAAAATGTAAAAGCGAAGCGCCCCGAAATATATACTCTAATAGTATATATGTCGTCATCTAAAAAAACAGTAAAAGACGTTACTCATTCTATATTTATGAAAATTCAGAGGGAGGAGGATGAACGGGATATAATTGACGCAATTAACAAGCATGCGGAAAATATCGATTTCGACAAAACCTTTGGTTTGTTTGAAGATTCCCTTTTAACTGCCGCTTTGAATAACAGTTTAGGAAAGGTCGTTGCGTGTATTCTAAAATTCGAAAAAAGAGCAAATCTCGGTCACGTCAATAAATCCGGACAAACTGCTCTTTTGCTTGCATGCAAGCACAATTTTAGAAATTTTGCTTTGAAAATCCTAGAATATGAGAAGAAATGCGTTCCCGATGAAGACGGATACACGGCTCTTATGTATACTTGCGGAAATGAAGGAATGATTGATGTAACCGAACATATGATAAAGCATGACGTCTGTGATATAGGTCATGTCAATGAAAGCGGAGACACCGCACTTTCTTTGACCTTGGAAGTAGGCAACCCGCGAGCGCTAACCCTATTATTGGACTCTGGTAAATCGAACCCCGGTATGAAGGATCCTAAAAATCCAACGGTTACTTTATTTGAAAAAACATTGTCAGAAGAAGACGTAGAATCAGCAAAAATGATCTTGGAAAAAACGGGAATGGATTGTGATCCTCTCAATGGAACGAATGAGTTTGGTTCGACTGCGTTGATGTTGGCTATTCCTAGACACGGGGGTGATGATGAACCGGATTATATTGATATAATTAGAATGCTTCTTGATTTCGCCTCGAAAACAAAAAACAAAGAGTATGTTAATACAAGAGGAGGCAGCGGTTACTGTGCATTTGATTTGATATTCGAGTACGCCGCGCAAAATGACGAACCAATAAATCCCCATCTTATAAAATTATTCTTGGATTATTATTATAAAAACGATCAAAACAGCCCCGCGTTTTTACAAAATATAGATGAAATATGCCAAGATACCGTATTATACAAAGCTATTAAAAGAGTATATCCCACCAAGGCGTTGAAAAAGATAATAAAGAATGCATGTAGGAATTTTCACGTAGCTCCGGCATCCCTAGTAAATCCGCCTTCGAAATCAAAAAGCCCCGAAATTTATATGGGGAAAAGAGAAAGCGCGAAACGATCTACGCGAAAGGTTTTACAGGAAGCCGAGGAAATTCCAATAATTCATGCGACAAGTCCGGTTTCGCCGCCTATTGATAGTGGTTTTTTTGTCGGAGATCCGAGAGATAGAGGTATAAGACAGCGTAAAACTCGGAGGAGGAGGGGTGGAATTTTGCACAAGAAGAAATAAAGTCTGAACTATCTATCCTTTTTCTTGTGAAATATAAATGGAATGGAATCCTAGCCCAAGGCTTTGATTCAGAGGAACCTCTATAATTTGAGTACGATCGAATTTTGAAGTACCTTTATTTAAAGGAACCATCACTAATGTTCCACTGTTACCATTGACACAATTTATATCGTTCGTAAAACAAATCAAATAATCTACACCGCCGTCGCACGGAATGATCGCCGGTTCGCCGCAAAATGCAACGTTATCAAATAACATAATATCTTGGATTTCCAAGCCTTTACATATAACAAATCCATTGATTATTTTGTTATTTATGTTTCTCAGAATAACTGCACCGTTTCTCCATTTTACGGGGAAATCCAGGTTGAAAAGTTCCAGGTAATTGGATTTAATAATATCCGTTTTATTAGTAGTTTTATCTATCAATAGTTTGCGGTATTTTCCGACGATATCAATCTTGGAAAAATCTACGGAATCGTATACTGGCGCATAGATTTCTAAATGAGTTGTATTCTCACGAAAGTCGCCGTAATGGAAAATATAAAACCCTTGATCAAACCGATATTTCCAAGATTGGGTCTCGGTTAAAACTCGCAAAAATGTGGGCTTTTTATTATCCAGTTTTACAGGAATATGAGTCAAAGACGGGATTATAGTTAACGGACTATCGAGTAAAATAAGTTGATTGGAGTCGGTATATAAAAAATCATGAACCACTGGCATATATTCCGTATTTATTTCCAAGGTAGTCAATGCATTAAATTCTTGATCCAATTGTTTGAATACTACGCGTTTGTTAAGTATATGATAATCAATTGTTTCAATAGTTCCGCGGTCTGATACCTTGGAATGTGCCGAAAAGGAATTCAACCCTTTGAGTGGTCGTTTTTTGACGGTTCTCAAGGTCTTCTTGGAAAAATCCAGGTTCAATAAATACGGATGATCGCGTTCAAATAGAGCATATATATCGCCTGTTTGGGTTTTCATAAGCGCCGTGTTCGCCGACCCCATCATATTCGGTATTAGACCAAGGTTCGTTAAAAGCATTTTGAAGACGGTCCATAAATAGTGGTTTGGAGATACACCATGCGATTCTTCGAATACCACCTTTTCAGTTCTTATATAATGTTTTACAAACGTCGTTTTTCCTTTATCAAAAAACACGCCTTGGATAACTCCGTTTCCAGTGAATAAATCATATAGCGACTCGGTTTTTGACGCGTCTACATCTGGACCTATTAACCCATAAAACCCGTGGATTTTTTGAATGGGGGGTTTCACGGGTTTGGGAAATAAACGAAATAGCGCATGGGCAATTCCCATCGACGATATTACCAATAAAGTTATCCAAGATTTCATAAACAATATAGTATATGATAACAACATATTGTTTATTTACATGGTTTTGCATCGATCAATGTTTCCTTCGGCGCTGTGTTCTGTTGTTTGTGGTCTTTCCGAAAAAATAATTATAGAGCGTTGTGCGGTTCGTTTTCCTAAATGAACTATTTCGACGCGGTTTCGACGATCCGCCGTGCATTTTATTTTGCCCATTGTGACCTGATGTGTACCATTGAAACATGGATTTTGCATCGCGCGATCCTTTGTAGTATTCGAGTTTTCCTTTATGGAGTTTAAAAAGAGTAGGATAGCCTCCATCAACCGCAAGCTTTTCGACAGCATTCGATAAATGCCTTTTATTAAATTGCTCGATCATTCCATCGACGGTGAGACCTTTGGTTTTATTATGAGGGGTGTCGCCTATTTCGCGAAATTCGATGCGCACGTTTTTCAAGTGACGTCCCATTGAAGCCGCAATGTCGCGCTTCATTTTGCTCCATTCCGGTTTGAGTGCAACACAATGACCACACCAATCCGCGAATATTTTTCCTATTACTAGAACCGGTTTTTTGGGCTTTCCGCCGAATGTATCTTCCGGATTAAGCATATTCTCCAAAGACATTATTATATATACCTAGAAATTATCTGGTTTATACTATATATATATGGCAAAATCGAAATCGGATAACATCTTGTTATACGTATTGTATTTATTTTTATTTCTCTCCTTTTTAGCGGGAATATATGTATGTTTTTCGTATGGATTCAAAAGCAAACAACCGCCTTCTCCTGCGCCTGCGCCCCTCCTGGTAAAAACACCCACTCCTTTTATGATAGGAACGCCTTCATCGAATCCGGTTATTATCAAAAAGGACGCGGTCGTTTCGCCTATTTCTTTAAATTCGGTGAAAGCTTCATTACAAACTCCAGCTTCCGCTGCGAAAACACCAGCCACTGATCCCAATTCTTGTCCAACGTTATTAGTTCGCAAAGGCAATCGTCTTTTCATGTACAACCAGAACGCGCCGGAAGAACCGGGCGTGAATCCTATAATCTTCAATACTTTAGACGATTACATTTATTATGTAAAGGTTCAGCGGTATAAATATGGTAACAATTGTCCCGTTCTTTATTTACAAGAAGAAAGCGACGCCCAGGGAAATGACGTATATCGTGTCAGACCCGGACCCTTTGATACTCAAGGAGGCACAAAAACTATTCCCGGGTTTCCTAATGGAATGGTCCTCCCTCAAATTCCAGTTACATATCCTAGTTTGCCGGTGAATGTGATGACACCTCCTAATTACATGGCGCAAAATTTGGAAAATATGGGCGGATACTCTATCAATCCGATTTCTTCAAATAATGTATCGATGAATACTCTTACAGTTCAGGGGCAAACGGTACCACCGATTGGACTCTCTCCTATTATGCCAACGCCTCAAGCGAATGTAACTGGATCTATGCCTACCACATTTCCCTCAAATCTCCAGAGTAATGCGTCTTTCAATACAGGAACAGGACCGGTCCTGCAATATCCCAATCCGAACGGCGGTTTTTACAATGGAAATGCACCGATAGTCTCTCTTATGTCAACCGGACCTTCGGCATTCAACCAGTCGTCGATACCTAGTATTGCTACACCCGTCCCCTCGCTTGCGAATTCCGTTGCAACAGGCGCGCCTTCTACTATTACACAATATATAGACGCTTCTCGCGAAAACCCTCCTTTTAATCAGGGCGAATACGCCGGATTCGATCCGAAAAATCAATATACTGGGATATTTACTAATTTAGACGTCATTCATAATTCCACTCTTTTCGAGAATCCCGGAAATGGATTGAGTGATAATCCCATGGACCCCAATTGGGGGGGTGTAAGATTCACCCGCGCCCAAGTAAATTCAGGAAAATACGATGATAATATTGTAACCAAGCCCGTTTATAGCGGCGCACCTAACGTTATGATGAACCCTAATTCTTTGATTCCTTTGGTGAAACCTATTCCGAATAATCCAATTATAGCGCAGGATACTAAATTGAAAAAATCGTCGCCTGAAAACGCCTAGTTCAGCACACTTTAGCAGGGAACCTAAGGTTCTAAGAGAAGCCGCGCTTCCCGAATTGCGACCCCTCCCTTTTCTCAAGAAAAAATTTATAAAATTCTGTTAGCTTTTTGGAATAGACAATTTTTAGTTCAATTCTTGAAAACGCCAAGAATTAAAATCGAGCCACCTACCGTTTTGAACTAGGACACTTAATGCGTTGCAGATTTTGCCTAAGGTTCACCGAGATAAAGTAAATAGTCCCGTATATTCGAGATCATCGTTTTACTCACTTTGCGCGCCTTTCCGCTATTATCACATGTGATAGCGTCCAAACAATTCGGGTCGGTCCTTAAAGAGTCGATCAAATGCGATGTCGATCGGAAATGTTTCATAATTGCAATGGCGGAAACTGAACTCACGCCGGGTATCTGACATAAGATAATCTCGCCCATGTTTTCCATGGTGACATTATCTTTTTTCACCTTTTTCACTACAGAACAATAGTTAGCGGGTTGTAACTCGACAACGGGTTCTTCCTCTTGATATTGTATATTGTTCGGTATTTCCGTAACAGATGGAGCGACCTTATAATGAGGAACTAGTTTCTTCGTCGACATATCGCGTTCGACCTTATCCACCAAAGCCATCAACCATTCCGCTGTCTCCTGTAAACACGATGTGCGAATAACACTGAAACCCTTGAATACGTTAAGTGATGTCATTGCAGAAAAAATCGTTCGTTTATCGGCTGGACTCCTTAGCTGGGCAAAAACGCCCTCGATTACATAAATAATATTATGCATCGGAATTCCCGAAGAATGCCGCAATCGATAAGACTGTTCTTCGTATCGCCCGTCTTTAATAGACGCTAGTAGGTCACCCAATGACTTGCGTTCGATGATTAATATATCTTGGTCCTCATCAGACCGGATTATCATATCGCCCAACGGCAATACTTGCTTTGATACCTGGATTTTATCTCTAGACGGGCATTTATCAAAAAGTGTCGATTCGCGTTCATCTATAATAAGCTTCATTTACTATATATCATATACCATAATTATATATAGTTTTCAAAATATATTATTTATTAATTGAGTTTGTTTTTCACAACCCTATATAGATCACGAATTCGTTCTCCGATTGGCGCTTCTTCTATAGACTCTGTCGAATCGGTTGGATACACTTTGTTGTATATATAGAATAGTGTAAAATCTAAAAGCGTCATCGCGCCAATTCCAAATAATATAAGAACAAGACACTGACCATTTGTTAAAACGATTTCCATTCAATGCGGTTTGTTTATCGATTTGTTCAATAAATCAATTTTCTCCTGGGCGTAAAAAATACAAATATACAACTTCATCTACTGCACGCTCTTACTTCCAAGGGCATTGGATGTTTTTTTTCGTTTTATTTTTGATTCCCATCTTTGTTTCTAGCGTTTTCGCCCGCGAATCCCACAATCAACAGCGGTTCGTAGTATCCCGGCAATACTCTTCTGCGCAAGACGCGTGCCAATCGTCCTCTTCTTCCCAGCGCTCGTCACGAATCTCCTCCTCCGTCATAGTTGTGTAACGCTTAAAGCGCGCCTTCTCCTCTGCTGCGATTTGCGCATCGACATCCCGCATCATCTCATCATTTGCGTCGTCTTCCTCGCGACAAAGACGTTCCGCGAGCTCGCAGTCCTCGTCGGGAGTAACCCAAGCATACCAACGTGGTCCGTACTTCTCGTACATCTTGGTTGCGTGGTCCTCCTCCTTCTTCTTCTTTACGACAGCCTTTTTCGCCGCTTCCATCTCGGTGTGCGCCTGGTGCTTCTTCTGCTTCTCAGCAACAAGGACCGGGTCGATAGATGAAGTAGTCTCGACCCGCGCGAGTTCACTCGCAGAGAGCGCGGATCTCGCAACCGTGGACCAAGAACCGCCGATAGACGACTCGGTGCGCTTTGCGGGGGTCGGGACCAGTGGTGGAAACGCTGTCTCCACCTGGATAAGCTTTCCTACCTCCTTGCGAAGGATCTTGGGGCAAGTCGTTACCTTCTTGCCTCCCTCGAATCGGAAGATCCGGTGACCCGCCTCCTTGCAGTAGTTGCACGACGAAACCGACATGACGGCTAGAAATAGAATTGAACAAAACAGCGAATGATCAAATGATCCAAATTTATCGTTCAATTTTTTGACAAAAAAGCATTTCAATTTTTGTCAAAATATGTCGGTTTAAAAGCTGCTGGGTTTACCGAAAGGTAAGTGCCAGTATGTAACATTTGTAGCAGAGCTTCCGATAGGGCGAGTGATGTTGGAGAACACCAAAGTTGTATTCCACACTCTGAGGGGGCGCGCGAGGGGGGCGGGGGGTCCGCGAGGTCCGTGGTAACTAGAAGCAGGGCGACCGATTTGGTAAGGAAATCCAGCCTTCTTGTCTCCACCGCCTTGAGTGATAGTTGTAGCAAGAGTAGATCCCATGTTATTGCGTGTGGCTTTCGACGAAAAACCGTTTCCGGGCATTATATTCTATATATACAAAATAAAATTGATATAAATAGTTAACCCGATGACTAAATAACACCGCCCCCTTGTACAATTCATTTTATTTGATGAATAAAATGAACGTATCTCCCGCACAACTTGACGACGACATTCGCGTCGAGAAAAACGCACACGGCATTGACACCTACGTATTCGATCCGTATAACCCCCTAAATAAACAAATCAAGGAATCAGATATCCGCGAAATCCTACAGAAATACGGAATTAATGCACCCATTCATAATTTCGAACTTTATAAGCGCGCGTTCATTAATCGATCTTATTTGAAGCGCCCGGATCTAGAAAACACGCAAAACAATATTACTATTGTTCCTAAACCCGACGATTGTTTGCCTCTTTATACAAAATCGAATGAACGCCTCGAATTTGTGGGCGATGGCGTTCTCGAATGTATTACTAAATATTATTTGTACCGTCGATTCCCTAAAGAAAATGAGGGGTTCATGACAGAGAAAAAGATTGCTCTCGTAAAGAACGAGTCGATCGGGAAGATGGCTCTCGAGATGGGACTGCATAAGTGGGTCGTTTTGTCGAAGCACGCTGAGCAGAAGCAAACCCGCACAAATTTGAAGAAGCTCGGATGTCTTTTCGAATCATTTTTGGGGGCGCTTTTCTTAGATTTCAATAAAATTCCCATCAAGGACGAGGCGTCGTGGTTTACTAACGTATTTATTTGTGGTCCTGGATTCCAGATGGCGCAGATCTTTATTGAGACGGTATTTGAGAAACACGTGGACTGGATTAGCCTTATCAGAAACGACGATAATTATAAAAATATTCTACAAGTTCGCATTCAGAAAGAATTTAAGACCACTCCGGATTATATGGAAGTGCGTGAACATAACACGGATACGGGATATCATATGGGCGTTTATTTGTGTTTGGGACAGCCCGTGCATATGGTGGCGGCTGCTCAGGCGATTGCGGTGACAAAATTCGCAAAATTCGCGGATATTCATCAACATATGTCGGTCCATGGTAAGATTTTCGCGTTTCTAGGAGAGGGTGTTCATAAGATCAAGAAGAAAGCGGAGCAGATTGCGTGCGAGGAAGCACTGAGAGCTTTGCGCGATTTCTAAACTTATTCATCGTAATAATTACTAGAAATGTCAAAAACCTTGAGTTTGTCATAGTAATTTTCCGATCCTTTTAATTTATTAATATTTATAGAAAACCCAGACCAACTAAATCCAAACACTTCTTCTGCACCAATAGATATAAGCATATCAAAAAACCCAGACTCATCATAATTTAGATCTTCACAATCGTTGTTTTTCTTATAAATAATATTATCGTAAGTGTCTATGTTTTGTTCCAATAATCCCGTTTTGTATAACTTTTCAATATTACTAGTAGCTATGTATATAGGAAGGGGGGTTTTATATGGTAAATTATTTATTAAATGATTCAATTTAGGTCGAATGTAGTTTTGATTCCGAGACTTTATTTGCGGAATCCAATCGCTTTCATATCTATAATGTAAATAGTTATATTTAACGTTTGAAATGCGCTGTTTGAATTTATTTAAGCAATTAATTATTTTATCCGATGGGACTATGGGAATTTTAACGTCACCAAAATCCAAAAAAAGATTATGATAATTTAAGCAAAGATTATCGATTAACCAATACCACATGCTCCCCCCTACAATTAAATAATTGTAAACATTTTCTCGCATCATGGAATACAATTTTGATGTATGTTTTTTATGAACTTCAATATCATTTTTCCAGAGAGTCCCATTTATATGTAGATTATAAAAATCGTAGGCATTTTCGTCGTTCATGGCATTTACTAATGAGTTATATGGCACATAATATTCAATCGATGAAAACATTTCACGTTCATTAAATAAATTGGAAAACTCGTAAAGGTTCCAAGCGTTGGGGTCCGATATTGGTCTTGATGACGCAAATCGAATAGAAAATGGCTTTTTAGTCTTATATATAAAATATAAAATGGTTTTCAGATCTTTAATCTGATCGCTTAACCCCCCAATAGAATCAAATATTAATATCATATATAATAACAATATTAAACCAAATACAAAAATAATACATCGTCAGTTTGAATGTCTATAATTTATATCGGAATATATTATAGAAATGGCAGGACGTATATCTTTAGATGACTTGAAACATAAACCCATGCCAAATAAAAAGCAAAAACTGGGTGTTGATGTTTTTTATGGAGAAAAATCTGGTTTGGACAAAGTAGTTTTGGATAAGGGGAATAAAGAGAAAAAAGCTGAATTAGAGGAAGGGGAAGACCCTGAGATTCAAGAAAAGCCCCCACATAGCGTAAAAGTTGTAGATCAACGCGATACTGCGCAAATCGATCGTAAAACTATTATTGACCATTTAATGTCAAAAAACGCGTTTTCTATTATTAAACCCCGCGTCCCCGCGCAAATGTCGGCGATTGTAGAAGAACCTCAAGAAACACCCTTGCCTAGAAAACTCGGTAAAATTGTTTTAGAGCCTGAGGGCGATGCGAAGGACCAAGGTGACAATAACCAAGGCGATAAGGAATCCGACAAAGAACCTAAAGAAAAGATCGTTGCTATAAAAAAACCGAAACTTAAGGTCATAAGGGAAGACAAAGGTGAAGCCGAAAAAGGCGACAAAACCGAAGGTGACAAAGTAGTAAAGATCAAAAAACCTCGTCCGGAAGGTCCTTCTGGTAAAGTCGATATCAATACTGCGAAAATAAATGGCATGTCCGTCATTGATCGTATCCCGAAAACTGGAGCGGTTGTAACGCGCGCTTCACCTTTTTATATGAATAACCGCAAGGCATTTATCGAAAAACTCGGACCTTTATTCGCGGACTATAAACCAGAAGACGCCGAAAAAGCTTCGTGTGATCGTGGTCCCACAACCGATTTCAAACTCATGAACCATCAACAAGTTGTGCGCGAGTATTTAAATGTTTATTCTCCTTATCGCGGTCTCCTATTATACCACGGTCTTGGTTCCGGCAAAACGTGTAGTTCTATTGCTATCGCCGAGGGTCTGAAATCGCATAATCATATTTATGTCATGACTTTAGCATCTTTGAAAATGAACTTTTTCACGGAAATGAAATCATGTGGTGATGAATTATATAAACGTAAACAGTTTTGGGAGTTTGTTTCCACGGAGGGTAAACCTGATGATGTTGCGGTGTTATCAAAGGCACTATCTCTTCCTGTAGAATATATTCGTAAACACAAAGGCGCATGGTTAGTTAACGTGACCAAAGAACCCAATTTCGACGAACTAGCGGATTCGGATCAGAAAGCCGTGGACGAACAAATCGACGCCATGATTCGCTCCAAATATACCGATATTAACTATAACGGTCTGAATCGCGCGAAATTAGATGCGCTTACCCACGGAAATACGCGTAATCCTTTCGATAATTCCACCGTCATTATTGATGAGGCGCATAATTTTGTAAGTCGTATTGTGAATAAAATGGGTGATAAAAGTTCAATATCGTATCGTTTATACGAATATTTGATGAGCACCACGAATGCGCGTATTGTTTTGTTATCAGGAACTCCGATTATTAACTATCCCAACGAAATCGGAATCTTATTTAATATTTTGCGCGGATATATCAAAACATGGGTGTTTCCTGTGAAAATCACAGGCGAAGGTAAGGAAAAACCCAGCCGCGAGAATATTATGAACTGGTTTGAACGCGAGGGTTTTAATGCCTATGATTACGTCGAATATAGCGGTGATAAAGTTACGATCACACGTAATCCGTTTGGGTTTATTAATGTAGTCGGTGGACCCGCGGCTAAAGGTAAGAAGGGCGGAAGCGTAAGCGACAGTTCTAAAAGAAAAAGCAAAAACGATAAGAAAAAGATATCTTTGAAAATGAAACCTTCTAAGAAGAACAATACTAAAAAGCTGGAACCATTTACTGTGAAAAACCATTTGGTCGACGTCAGACCCTTGGACGCGGAATTGGAAGACGAGACCTCGGAAACCTCGGAACTACGTAGGGAACATATGGGACCCAACGGTGACGATTTTGAACTCAGGGGGGGAACAAGCGAAGCGAAAAGTGGAGGCGCATTAAGCGAAGCGAAAAGCGTAGGAGGCGGAGTATTTGAAGAATACAGGGGTGTAAAATTCGACGCCACAGGTAATATATCCGACGAGGATTTCGTAAAACGCGTTTCCCAGATTCTTGGAAGACACGGTCTAGAAGTATCGGAAAAAACAGTGAAATTGATAAACCATAAAGCGCTCCCTGATGATTCCAGGGCGTTCTTAAGCTTATTTGTTGAATTGGATTCTAATGAAATGAAAAATCAATCCGTATTCCAACGTCGCATCTTAGGTCTAACATCATATTTCAGAAACGCGAATCCGGAATTGCTTCCTGAATTCGTGCCTTCGAAAAACGATGATGTCTATCATTTCGAGCGCGTGGAGATGAGCGACTATCAGTTTGGTTTGTATGAGGAAATACGTTCCATAGAAAGCAAGAAAGAAAAACAAAACAAAAAAAACAAAGCGAAACAAGAAAAACAAGGCGTAGAAAGCCTCTTTAAAATTGCGTCTACGTATCGTATCGCATCGAGAACCTGCTGTAATTTTGCTTTTCCGGAAGCGATTGAACGCCCTAAAAATAGCAAGGGGGAGTATGGCGTAGGAGAAGAAGATATTGGCGAATCCGATGAAGAAGAGGGCGCAATTAACAAGAAGAAACGCGGTAAAAAAGGTGGTTCCAAAGTAAAAGCCGATGAAGATGAATTAGAAGAAGCCGAAATTAAAGTAGATGAATCTGAAGCTCCCGTTGTTTTGAAAACCATTAAAATTAGACGTCCTAAGGCGAATCAAACGAAAAAAGTTCAGGAAGAACCAGAAATTGATAAAGAGTCAAATGCAGTTGTTGAAGAACCCGAAGAAAAAGATGCCGAGGAAGAGGAAGATGAAGATGAGGAAGACACCGAGGAAGAAGAAGACGCCGAGGAAGAAAGAGAGGACGAAGAAGAAGCTGAGGAAGAAGACGAACTCGATAAGGAAGGCTCAGAAGACGAAGTCGAAGTATCGAAAAAGGATGATTCTACATTCGCATCACGTGTAAATAATGCTCTCAAGGATCTCAAAAAAGATCAAGCAAAATATTTGTCTCCCGAAGGACTCCGAACCTATAGCCCCAAGTTTTTGCGTATTCTCAAAAATATCCAAGACAAGGACCATAAAGGATTACATCTCGTATATAGTCAATTTCGAACCTTGGAAGGAATCGGAATTCTGAAAGTCGTCTTGGAAGCCAACGGTTTCGCCGAATTCAAGATTACGAAATCGGGAGATACCTGGGACATCGTAGAACAACCCGATAGCGAAGGCAAACCCCGATTCGCGCTCTATACCGGAACCGAAACCGCGGAAGAAAAAGAAATCATCCGTAATATTTATAATAGCGCATGGTCAACAGTCCCTGCTTCGATTGTTACAAAAATAAAAGATCAAGGTATCGAGAATAACTTTATGGGCGAGGCGATCAAAATCTTTATGATTACGAGCTCCGGTGCCGAAGGTATTAACTTGAAAAATACCCGCTATGTGCATATTGTCGAGCCCTATTGGCATATGGTGCGTTTGAACCAGGTCATTGGTCGTGCCCGCCGTCTATGCTCTCACCAAGATTTACCTGAGGAGCTACGCACAGTCCAGGTGTTTTTATATTTGGCGGTATTATCAGAGACTCAATCGAAAGACGAGAAACATATTGAATTAAGATTACGTGATATCAGTAAACTAACAAAAAAGTCGGCAACGGGCGGCTCCACTGTGAGTCTGTATGATCGCTATTTAAAAATGCTAGATCCGACACCCGCTGTGGTTACTACTGATCTAATGCTCTTGGAAAATGCGTTGGTAAAAGATCGCGTGAATTCTCAAATTCTACACGCGGTCAAGGAAACGGCTATGGATTGCGCGCTTTATAAAAAGGGCAATGCCGAGGAAAATATGGTATGTTATACGTTTGGAAAGGTGAAATCGAACGCTTATGGTTCGAATCCGGACTTGGAAAAAGATATTGCTGAAAAGGATGTGGTCGAAGTTGCAGCGAAGACACTGAAGTTATCGGAGATTACTGTCCAGGGTAAGAAATATGCCTTTGATAAGGCTACTAAAGAGCTATATGACTACGACGATTATGAATCGGGCGAAGTCGAAGCGCCAATAGGAAAATTGGTAAAGGAAGGTGCGGGATTCAAGATCGAGATGTTTTAGAGTGAGAGTTATTTATATTATTGCATTATTATCTTGGAAAATAATGTAATTATTTGCGGCGATGGAATCTTCTTGTTTTGCCGCCTAACCTTTTCGGCATGAGTTGAGGTTCTTCGTTAATAGGAACTACCCTACGATTTCTCTGCGTAATCCTTTTCCATAATTTACGAAAATAACCCTTGGGTGAAGCGTCAACAACACTAGCAAGATCAACATTTTCGCCATATATGTTTGTGACAGAAGAAGGCGATACCTCTTCCGCAATCGGAATGCGTCTCGGTTTTAATTTTCTACTTGAACCAATTCTTGATGCTAATATAGGAATGACTACTGCTTCTTCGATTCCAACACTGACTGGTTTCAATTGGGATCTAGAAATAAACATATTCGCTCTACTATTGGATCTTTTTTTTGGGGGCATGGTTATATTATACGCATATAATAACTATCATGGATCCATTAAACGTCCCTAAACGTTATATTCCGAGGTCGTTATCCAAGCGCGATCTTGGAAAACAGCGCGCCTATTTAAGGAAATCTAGGAAATCATATAAACGCGGGATCTTTTGGCAGCGTCCCAAAGTAAAATCATTCAAGTCCAAGCCTTCCGGGCACGTTGCCAATGCCATAAAAAAATACGGGGTGGATTCCGTCAAACCTAGCGCAGAACTCGCCAGAAAAACGAAGTGTAAACGTAGCGCCTTGGAAAAAATCGTCAATAAAGGTCGCGGGGCGTATTATTCGAGTGGGTCGCGTCCGAATCAGACCGCGGAGTCCTGGGGTTTAGCAAGATTGGCTAGCTCTATTACCGGAGGTCCTGCTTCCAAAATCGATCGTAGTATCTTGGAAGAAGGGTGTGATTCTAGTAGTCCAGCACTAAGGGTGGCGTTAAGAAAAGGAGGATCGAAAAAATGGACAGCGAAATACAAAAAAAGCATAGATTGTAAGAATCCACATGGGTTTTCTCAGAAACAACATTGCAAGTATGGATCAGGGAACCTAGGTTCCCCGAACCCCTCCTCTAAAATTATTTAAAAAGGAATGTAAAGCGAAATGATGAAATTCTTAAATGATTTTAAGCTTCGTAAAAGACTTAAGGTTCCCCTTACAAAATAAGATACATGAAAACGATAAAGGGTAATAGTGGAACCTTACTGAAATAAAAGGTTCCCTCACTAATATATATTCGAAAATAAAATATAAAAACTCGGTGCGTTTATATTTTACGAATCGGGACATATGAACGAACAGAATAATGTCTTAACCATTAAAACGGTGCAAATTCAGCCTATTCGTAATATGATTACAGCGATCAAGGATATTTTGACCGACGCCACAATTACGTATACAAAAGACGGCTTGAAAATCATTAATTTCGATAAGACGCATACTATCTTGGTCAATGTCATTCTGAATGCGCATAAATTCGAGCAATATGTCTGCCATCCTGATAAAATCATCGTTTGTGCGAATACCCTGCACCTTTTCAAGGTGATTTCGACCATGTCCAATGATGACACGCTTTCGATGTATATCGAAAAGTCGGATTATCATGAGGGTATTGTTTCTCATTTAGGATTACAATACGATAACGGAGATATTAAGCAATGTTATAGCCAGAAGTTGCGCCTGATCGAGCCCGATACGGAGGAGCTCGTGGTCCCCGACGTCGAGTATTCCACGGTGATTAACTTGCCTACAGCGGACTTCCAGAAGATCATTCGTGATTTGAACGGCATTTCGGATCGTATTGAGATCAAGTCGGTGGGAAATGATCTGATCTTTTCATGCGAGGGTAATTTCGCGAGTTCCAAGATTTACCGATCTGAATCGGGTGGTTATATGGAGTTTATTCAGAAGCCCGACGCGGCGACTGTGATTCAGGGCGAGTTTTCGCTAAAGTCTTTAGCGCATTTCATCAAGTGTACGCCTTTATGTAGCCACCTAGAAATGTATTTAGGCAATGATTTGCCGCTTATTGTGAAGTATGACGTGGCGTCTTTAGGTGAGATTAAATTGTGTTTGGCTCCATTGCCTCCTTCGTAATCGCTGTCTTCCTAGTTATTATTAATCTATAAAAATTATCACTTATAGATTAATTATTTTTTACCTCTATTCTTCTCTTCTTCTCTCAGTCCATAAAATCCGTATTTATGCGGACCCTTGTTTGTAAATCGTCTAGAATCATGTAAAGCGCGGGTCGTAGGGTCTAATCCATTGCGCCATTTATCATAACTGGACTCTTTTTTGGAAGGTTTTTTGAGCGGCTTATAAATACCACGAATACTTGCTTCTATAGTATCTTTCGCTCTCGAAAAGAAACTTTTCGTCAAACCACCACGGCGCTTTCTTGACGCATTTTTCTTGGAACGCAAACGTTTCGTTTTGTTCATATTGATATAATGAGATATTAAAGTGCAAAATCAATTAAAAGGCAAGGGCGGGTTGTCCCATTTCAAATGTTCAAGGGTGTAAATTTCTAACACAAGATTTGAATAATTGGTCATAAATTCTGTTTTGTGTCGCCACTAAAACATTCCATACATTCTATGTTTTTTTTTATTCATAGTTTTTCGCTTCCGACGGTGTTCTTCCTTTGTTCTGCCACCCATGTGAGTATACACGTTTGTGGGTATATGTGTAGGCTTAGGCACGTGACGTGTTCGACCTCCCATATAACTGGACTTATACATGTTACGCGTTCTACCGCCCATATGAGTCGGCTTAGGCATGTGGCTCGTCCCGCGTGGGTAATATCGATGACTCGTCATCTAGATATATATATTAACTAGATAAAATCCACATCATCTATGCTAAGGTTTATTGAAATAGATTTGTAATACAATTATTTGAATAGCATTACAATAATAAGATTGTTATTGTAATTTAGAACTCCGGCTCGTGTTTCTTAAACAAACATCCCTGTTTCGATAAATTCGGTATCTGAATAATAATATTCGGATCTTGAAGCGAACAATTCTCCAGCCATATTTTTACAATACAGAAATTCTTCTTTGGTGAAATCGTAATGCCGTTAAGTAACCGACTATGTTCCCGATCCACCGTCAAAGTTTCCCCACACAGCGCGTAAAAAAGGGTCTTCCAAACCGCGGGAACGAGTTTATTGGCGACCTTGAACGAAAAGCACCCACCAGTGCGATTCTTAGGGTCTTCCCACATTGGAGTAATTCCATCCCTCATAACAAAAAGCATGCAATGTTTTACAATATTATCAGGTGTTCCTTCATTAATTGCAATGAGCGACTCGACCGTGTTGATACTCTCAATAATCGGTTTATAACTAGAAAGATCCCAATTTTTGTCGTGTGGTAAATGGTAATATAAATTCCATTTACCAATCAGTTCGCGCTGTGTGGATGGAATACTCATTGTACTCTTGGATATCACCCGTACGTTAATATTGCGAAAAATCTTTATACCGTTTTCGTTAGCCCTTTTCTATGTACATTATATATTCTCGATACTATATGACGATTCGCCTAGTAAAATATATTGGGTTCGGTCGAGTTCGAATTGATTAAATTCGGAGTCCATGATCTTCAGTCTATACCCTAAATCAAAAACAAAAGGATCATTTTGATATTCCAATACACGACGAACAAATCCCGGTGAAAACAGCTCATTGTTCGCCATATACATATTTTTGGGAATTTGAAAAACCAATGGCTCGGATATTTCCTCGCTGAAATATTCTACACTCAAAAATTTCGCATTAGAGGATTTTATTGGAAAAATCGCCTTCTCAACCGCGTCATCACATCTTAAAACGCGATATTTTGAATCCGATTTCGCGACAATAACGGCGTCGCAATATTCATAGGTAGAATTATCTTCTTTTAATTCGCGGTTGTTTGTATAAGCCGTATAGAAATGGGATTCAAAATCCTCAAGATCGAATCCCACACTATAACTCTCTCTATAAATAGGTTTACCATCTCCGATGTGATACCCTCTTGTCAACTTTGTCATACAACAAACTTGCACCCAATTGTCCGGGGGCTCTATTTTTTTTCTCGAAGTCAGAGTTTTAATGGTTTCACTTATGGAAACCGAAGAATCGATCAGGAATCTCATAATGTAATATTCTTTGTATAACGATTTCGAGTACAAATAAACATCGGTTTGGAATTTACTATATGTAAATATTATTGAAGACGCGTTGCTTTGAAAAAACTCGGTTTCTGAAAAATCAACCACCCCTTTATATAGCCAATTAAATCCTGATATTGCCACAGTTTTCGATATTTCACCAAAAACACGAATAGATTTTTGCGTCTCTTCTAGATCAGAACTTGTAAACATCCGTAAATAATGATATTGACAAATGTTTATATTGTTTTCGGAGAACCTCGTCTTAGCAGGGACCCCTCCCTTTTCTCTAGAAGAATATTTATAAAATTCTGTTAGCTTTTTGGAAGAGACAATTTTTAGTTTAATTCTTGAAACGCCAAGAATTACACCCTTGAAGATTTAAAATGGGACGCCTGAACGGCGTCCCACTAGATATTCAAGGGCAACGTTACCGATAAATCAATTAAAAGGCAAATCTCCTACGGAGATTTGTCCCATTTTACACCATTGAAGATTATAAACCGCCGTCGGCGGTTCAGTCTTCAATGGCAACGTTACTAGGGGGAACCCCCGGT